GTTAGCCGCTTCCTGACGCTTGGTAGCATGGCCTGCACCAATTTCAATATCTACATCATACTTACCGTTATCCAGTTTAAATACCTTCTCAGCTTGTACACCCATAGGAGCAGGTAGATAGTTTTGGCCTTGTTTAACTACAGGCTGGTTTAGCCCTACAAGCTTCTCTTGGCCATCTTCACCTACAATACGCACAATGCGCTTGCCACGGTATATCAATGGGATTAAACCTACTAGAATACGCCCTAAATGCTTCATAGCAGTGCTTAGGTTATCCATGAAATGGTAGTTAGCATTATCACCCTGTAACTGGCGTGCAATAATAGCCTTACCGCTTACCTCGTTACTTATCTGACCTCTTGAAGGGTCAAACATGCCAAGACTCTCTTGAATACCCTGAGCAGCACCTAATGCCTCTTGCATTAAGTTACCTGTGTTTGTCATGTAAGGCTGGCGCTGTGGAGGTGGGGCAATAGCACCTGTTTCCTCATCTACTACCATGTCATATTCTAAGAAAGCATGGTTTACGTTGTTAGCAGTTCTCCAGTTCTCTGGAGTAGAGCTAAACTGACCAAGCGCACCAATGTAAGGCGCTTTAGGTTGCAATGCCACAATCTCAGCACTTGTAGACTTCCAGTAGTTGTATAAACGCTGTGGGTCTTTTGCTTGGTGGATAAGAGAGAAGCATTGGCGCTTACCGTCTAACCATGTTTCCAAACCAATAACAGGAACGATAGGAAGGTACTTGCCTAGAAACTCACTCTCTTCAAGTATCTCTAAGCCGGTCATCTTCATGTAACGGATAGTACACTCATAAACATCACGGCTATCTATCTCTTCCCCACCCTCTGGAATATCCTCACCAGTGTAAACTTCGCCGTTGTATCTAAACTGGTATAGTGTCTTTTTCTCATAGTCCTTGTAGTAATACTCAGCTACACGGATTTTATCATTTTGTAACCACTGGTCAGAAATTAAATCATCGCTAAAGCCATCTGTGTCTGCATCAGGATACTCTTCTTCAAAATCATCCTTGTCCATATCCTCAAAGATAAAAACGTACTCACCATCAGCACCATCTAAACGCATAGATGAAGGGTCAAACAATACTGAGAATGGGTTTAACACACGCTCAATGGTAATCTCTTGGTCAAATGTTTCCTCATCAGCGTACTGTGTGTTTACACGCAACCAACCATAACCAGTTTTAATAGCATTACCTGCTGCGGTATCATAAGCTGTTTCAGCATCACTTTGTTTTTCAATGTTACGGATAATACCTTTGTAAAACTCTGCTGTTTCAACATCAGCGCCACTATCTACCGGAATAGGGTTAATACGTGGCCTTGCTTGGCGTATCTCGTTAATAACCTTGTTTACATAAGGGAGAAGTCTGTTTTCAGTTAGACAAGGACGCTTTTCTTTTTGGCGGTCTGACTTGACACCTGCATCCCACTGGTCGCCTAGAGCAAACTCGTTGTCCCTACTCCCACGCTCATATTCTTCTGAACAATTTTCCTGTGCAATGCCAAAACGCTCAATACCTTTTGCAAGTCTTTCGTCTTTAGCTTTTTTATTGTTTTTATAAGCCATGTTTCACCAGTTATTTGATACCTTGCTATTATACTATATTATTGCTTGTATGTAAATTGTTACTTACCTATCCCATCCATCCGTGACTTCCTCCACCTCTTGAAGCCGGTGCTATACTAGCAGGCTTCTTAACATTTCTACTTGAAAGCAACATCTCTATTGCCTGTGGCGCATACTTACCAAATGCATCAGAGGCATGGCTTGCCCAGTCATGGTAAGGTTTGTCACCGTACTGTTTCTTATTCTCATCATAAATATAACGGTAGTTATTAAGCGCATGGATACCATCAGCACATTTATCTTTATCCATCATACACTCTGCTATTAACAACCTGCCGTTAGTAACGCCTGTGTTGTCATCTACAGCCTTTACAATATCCCTTGTGGTAGAACGCACACCCATATCGCTCAACTGCTCTCTAACGCTTTTAACCATACCTAAGCGGTTGTGTGCTCCATCGTGGGGAAGAAAGTGCCTGCCGTAGCTGTAAGGCTTACCATGAATGATATCTGCATAATGTGGTAGCTCTTGGTTGTTAGCCTCGTAGAAATCAATAAACCTTGCCTGTGTTCCTATTAACTGGAAGAACCATATACTTGTACTATCGTTTTTACCTAAATCCCAAACTGTGTGAACAGGCACACCTTTTTTGTAAGGAACTGAGCTAATACGTTCAGCCTCTATTGCCTCTTTAATCTGTGAAGCAAATACATAACCTTGGAAACGTTCATCAAAACCACCTTCCCATACGTGCTGATAGGCTATAGGGTCTGCTTTCTCCATACGTAGGCGCTCATCCTCTAGTGGTGTATCCTTAAACCATGGATTGTCCTTATATGAAACCTTACGTATAAATGAGTTGCTATCATCTAGCGTTTGCATTAATTGCCAAATAGGGTCGCTCTCAAACTTAGGGTTAAAGCTTGCCCATATCTCTGAGCCTGCCTTACGCACTGTAGGAATAAGTATCTCTAATGACTTCTCAGAAACTGTTTGTGCCTCCTCAATCCATACAATATCAGCACCCTCTAATGACTTAATGTTTTCTACTGACTGCTGGCGTAACCCTACAAAGATAATCTCTGTGCCGGTGATTGAGTGTGTTATCTTCTGCTCTTGAACAATATAGCCGGATGCAAGTGATGGCTCTGCCTCTATTCTGTTCTTTAGAAGCCTGTGTACTGACTGCTTGATACTGTTCTGTACCTCACGGCCACATACTATGAATAGTTTGCGTTGCGCACCCATAACCAGAAGAGCGCCTGCAAAATCCCATGATTTAGTACCACCACGGCCACCATAGAATATCTTATAGCGCTTTGGCTTAAATAAACACTCTGCTTGCGGGGATAACTGCATTAGTCACACTTCTTATTTACAATATCCCTTAATGCGTCTTTAGATACATTATATTTATCGCTAATGTATCCCAATATAACATCATCAATATCTCCGCCTTGCTCAATATGTTTATTGATATCTTTTACTGCCTTGCGCATACCAATACTCATTCCTGTAACATTAGCAACAAAATCCTTAACTTCATCTTCAAATGTTGCGTCTATTAAATAGCTACTGTTTGGAATATCATAAGCTTCAAGCGCCCTATCAAGTAACTCAAGAGCATTATTTAAATCTGTGTTCATATCACTCACCTTTCTTATTTACAAACTCTACCTTTAGAACATTGTCTGTAGGTTTACCATCACCATCAAGAAACTGCTTCTCTTCCCTTGGACTAAACTCTGACTTAGCTTTACGCTCCAAGTATTTCAATGCTAGGTTAGGGTCTTTCTCGAAGCCATCTATAACACTTATACGTGCTTTTAATACAGGATTTTGTCTAAGTGCTTGAACTCTCTGTAAAAACTCAGGATGCTTCTCTGTATAGTTGTAATATGTCTTTTCTGAAATATCTGCGTAGAAACAAGCCTCTAGTATAGTACAGTCTAATGCAAAAGCCTCTTCAAGTTTTTTCAGCACTTCTTCTGTTACTACTGTTGGTCTACCACCTTTATTCTTAACCATACCCTCACTCCTTTTATACTAATTCTCTCCAAGTTAAACTGCCCTCAACAGTAATGTTGTTTGTGATAGGCTTTGCTACCAATACAATCTCATCTACTGTTCCATCAATTGCACTACCAAGCCTTATTGCATTAGGGATTGTGTTAGTAGCTGGTAGTGATGTGGTGAAATATCCACCATCAATCTCAACACCACCTGATACTGTAGGGTTGTTACCTGCACCTGAGGCAATCTGCACAGCGCTATTTGTGACATCACTATATGTGAATGTTCCTGTAACTGTAGGGTTTAAACGTAATTCCCAGTGTGCCTTATCGTTTGTTGATGCAGCAAGCAAAGACAATGCTGCCAAACTTATAGTCGCACCTACATGTGTTGATTTTAACCTAATACCTAGAACAGCATACTCAGTTCCATTCGACAATGTTGACAAAGAGCCACTGTCTGTATGCCTTAATATACCGTTCTTTTCTTGACCTCCCTCTGATACAACACTAGAACAGATACACTCTAAACTTGAAGCACCCCCTGTCCCATCGTTTACAATCTCATACCTCAGAGGTAGGTTGGGAGTACTCATATACACACCGGCTAAATTGTTAGCGTTTAGAAACTCATGTGCGTAAATAATTAAACCATCCACTACAAAACCAATTCTAACACGCCCAACACCAAGCCACTCGAAGTCTAAAACCATAATCTGTGACTTTGTTGGGTCAAGTGTTACACCACTACCACCAGTTCCGTCTAGTTTATCTAAATTCCAATTTGTTTGCGCAACTTCTGTATCTACAGGGCTTCCTGACGTGCTTGAACGAATAACGGCTTTAATTGTACCACCGTCATCACAAAAGAATATACCGTTATCGTCATCATATATACCCATACAACGCTTAATACCTGATTGCACTGCTGTTGTAAGTGTCCCCGTCATAAAGACAAGTTGTGACTTAGCAGGTTGGTAGTTGAAACGCATAAAGGTCTGTCTTACACGTCTTCCTGCTGTGGTTGCTGATACAGATAGCGTAGAAGACGCTGTGGCTACTGAGTGACTACTACTTGTACCGCTTCCACTTACTTCTTGGTCATCCCAAAATAAAGGTGCGTTATCAAATATCTGTTTACTATCAAATAATGTGAATGGGTTTACTGAGCGGATACGGCCAAATGCATCAATTGTAGGGTTGTCTTGAGCAGTAATAGCTACATTTAGGCTATCACCGTGATTGCCTATTGCTCTACCGTTTGATACTAACTGTGTGAAACCGTTTAATATTCCCATGTATATCCTAACAATTAATAAACATATTTAATTCTCATAACCCAAACCCCATCAACAAGTTGGTACACCCCTGATGGTTTAGTTAGCAATGCCCCACTCAAAGTTTTATTATAAGCTACATCACCATCATCAGCATCAACAGGTAGGTCACCGTATTTCTGAAAAACTCCTAACACCTTGTTAGCCACGTTAGCCATAGCATAGGTATAGCAATGCTTCTCGTATATTGCTTCTGCACAGTAAGGGTCAAAAGACTGTCTTTTATTCTTTATGTCTTGGTATTTTTCCTTACTAACACTTAAATCTAACTCAGAAAGCTTTAATAGGTAATAACTATCAGATGAGTGCTCTACGCTTCTGTCAAAATTATATTTAACAACTTCACCTTCTGACATATCAACTAATTTACCGTTAAACATCTTCTTCATCATTTCGTCTTTCCGTATAGTCTTACTTCACCACTTATGAATGTTGTTCCTGTTAGAAACATAAGCTGTATTCCATTAACAGCACCAACGGTTTTATACCTACCTGAACCAACCACCATCTTACTTCTGTTGACGCTATCAACCAACCAAGAATGTATGCCAACACTTGTAGTTACGGACGTATCATCAGGGTCATTAATAGTGATGACACCGTTAGCGTGTTCTCCTGAGTCATTACCAACGGAGGAAGCTACAATAATTGAGCTGTTTCCAGCGGAGTTTACATACAGTGTTGATGATGCTGTTATAGCTGAAAGCATAGAATAATCGTAATCTGTTGCACCTGATACCCAACTACTTCCACCGTCTGTTGTGAATCTTATTGCTATATTAGAAGCGTCTGTTGTAACTGTTACTTTAGAAAACTCTAATGCATATCCGTCATATGTTACACTGTCAAAACCAGTAAAATC